CTTTCAGGTGGCGTGGGTGAGCTATCAACTGCCTCAGTTACTTATCCATGTGGCGCAATTGTTAAAACAATCGTCTAAATGCCACTGCTTATTTTCCCTTACTATGAACCAGGAGCATAAATAATGGCAAGAATTGTCTTAACCAATATGTTAGTCACAGTTGGTGGAACTGACCTAAGTGCATTTATCACATCTGCAACTCTAGAAACAACAGTTGAAGCAGTTTCAACAACAGCGATGTCCAGTTCTGGTCTAACAAGTCAGATCGGTGGCTTAAAAACTAACACCGTCACACTTGATTTTCATCAGGATTTTGCAGCACTAAGTGTTGAAGTAGTAATGTTTCCACTTATCGGAACTGCAACAACTGTGGTTCTCAAGCCAGCCAATACCACAACAAGTGCCACAAATCCGTCATACACAATTGCTGACGTGCTTGTGACATCTTGGACACCGCTTTCTGGTGGCGTTGGCGAATTGTCCACTGCATCTGTAACTTATCCCTGCGGCGCAATTACTAAAGCACTTTCTTAAATGCCTTTACTCGTTCTTAAAAATGCCTATGTAACAATTGCTGGAATCAGTGGCACTGTTGATGTAAGCGACCATGTAAGAAGCATTGAAATATCAAGCGAGTATGACATCGTTGAGACCACAGTTTTTGGGGATGTTAGCAGGAGACGCATTGCATCTCTGGCTGATAATCAACTCTCAATTGAGTTCATTCAAGACTTTGCCAGCAGTTCCATAGAGGCAACAATTTATCCGCTTCTTGGAACTGCTGCCACAGTTAACATCAGGCCAGTCAATGCCGCAGTATCTGCTACAAATCCAAACTACTCAGTCAGCGCGCTCATAACATCTTGGACACCTCTTAGTGCCAGCGTTGGGGAGCTACTAACCGCATCAGTGCAATGGCCTATCTCAGGCAATATAACAAAAACAACTGTTTAACCTTTAGGGGGAAATCATGGATGGATTATCAGTAAAAGTCACAACGATTGATGGCAGCAGCGAGACTTACACGCTAACGCCACGCATCATTGTTGAGTTTGAACAAAAATTTAACAAAGGACTAGCCAAGCTCTTGTCAGAGGAACAACGCCTTGAACACGTTTATTATTTAGGGTGGGCAGGAATGAAGGCATCGGGCAAGGTAGTAAAGCCTTGGGGATTAGATGCACTCGACGCATTCAAATCAGTTGAGTTGGTGACTGACCCTTTTTCAGAATCCACAGAGACAGCCTAACTTACACAATAGCGGCGCTCTCAGTGGAGCTTTCTATCTCGCCAATTGATCTTTTAGACGCACCACCTGGGGTCTTGGAAGCAATCCTGATCTATATCAAAGAACGCAATAAGAGTCGGAGTAAATAAAATGGCAGAAAAGGTCATTGTTCTCACTGGCATTAAAGAAACAATGACAGCTCTTGAAGCCTTTGACAAGGATGCAAAAAAAGCATTTGAGAAAGTTATCAATGAAGAGTTAGGCAGGGCAAAGGATAAAGCACGCGCGCTGATGCCAGATAAACCGCCAATGTCTAAATGGCTGACAACCCCACCAGTTAACCCACGCGCAACCACTCGCGGCGGTGCAGGTTGGCCTGCTTGGGATTATCAAGCCATTCGCAAAGGCATTGGCGTTACAAAAGCGCAAGGCAAAGTTCGTCGCGACTACACAACCTCTGCCGGTTCAATTAAAAACGCATACTCATCTGGTGCAATCTTTGAAACTGCCGGTAGGTTAAATAAAGCGCACTCAAGCAGCGGTGAGCAATTCATTGAAAACGTCAATCGCTTTGGCCTTGCCTCACGCGGCATTTGGGCAGTAGTTGACCGCGAGGGTGATGGCATCAGAAGAAATGTCAGCAAGGCACTCGATGTGGCAAAAGCTAGATTGCAAAGAGCACTTGACGAATCGAAGGGAAACTAATGGCAACGGGCGCAGTAATTGCCAGAATCATTTCCCAATACTCGGATAAAGGTTCAAAGGAAGCTCAAAGAGATATTGGCAAATTGGGCAAGAACTTTGATGCCTTTGCTAGGAAAGCAGGTAAGGCTTTTGCCATTGCCGGCGCTGCCAGTGCCGCATTTGCCATCAAGATTGGTATTGATTCAGTAAAAGCTGCCATCACTGCCCAAGCAGAACAAGATAGATTGTCTCAAATTCTTAAAGTTACAACTGGCGCAACAATGGAACAAATTTCAGCCTTAAACGATCAGGCAAATGCTCTTGAGCGAATCGGCGTTGTAAGTGCTGGAAATGTAACTCAAACTCAATCACAACTAGCGACATTTGATTTACAACTAAGCACAATTCAAACCTTAACACCAGCAATTCTTGATTATGTAACGGCAGAAAAAGGCGCAGCAGCAAGCGCGGAACAATTCAAAACAATGACTAATGGTCTGGCTCAAGCATTAAACGGGCAATTCGGCGCATTGACAAGAGTTGGTTTTGTTCTTGATGATCAAACTAAAAAGATGATTTCAAATGGAACTGAAGCAGAACGCGCGAACGCGATTGTCAAAGTTCTAAATTCCACATACAAAGGATTCAATGCGGCGTTACGAGATACACCCGCAGGCAAACTTCAGGTAGTTGCCAATGCCTTTGAAGCTCTAAAGACAGAATTAGGAACGGCTTTACTTCCCATTGTCATAGAATTAACAACTTATCTTCAAACAAATTTATTGCCTATGCTTCAAGTCTGGACATCGGCCAACAAAGATAAAATTGCATCAAGTCTGAAAGATATTTTTGAAGGTCTAAAAAAAGTTATCGTCAAAGTAAGCGAATTTTTTGGTTTTATCTCGCGCAACATTGGAACGCTTAAACTATTTGGCGCAATCCTTGTGGGCATTTTCGTCGGTGGCAAAATCGTTGCAGGCATTGGTTTATTGGTTACAGCAATTGGTTTAGTTACAACTGCGCTAACGCTTCAAACAACTGCGGCAAGCACCGCAGCAATTGCGACAGGCTTTGCCACAGGTGGCGCAAGCTTGGTTTTAGGCGCAGCCGCCGCTGTTTTTTTCTATTTGGAAATGAGCAAGGTTCAAAAGTCAATCAAGGGCGCCGATGAAGCCTTAATTGAACACACAGGTTCAATTGGCAATTACTCAATGTCGGCAGATAGAGTCTATAAATCAACAGAAAAAGTTGTCAAAAAATTAACTAAAACTGAAATTGCCGCCGCCAAAGCCGCAAAGAAGTTTGCTGCCGAGGCCGCCAAAGCCGCTGCCGAGAAATTGGCAAGCCTTAAAGCAATTGCAGCCCTTACTAAGGCAGGGGCAACGGCTACATCTGAAACCGACCCAATCGCACTTGAAGCCGCTCGCATTCTGCTAATTAAGCAAGGCGCCGTTGAAGAGCAAAAGCGATTTGCTGCATTTGTTGCCGCGCGAAAATTTGAGATTGATTCAAACAACGCAGCGACAGAATCCGCAATGCGTTACGCAGACGTTCTTTCAGTTCTAGCTGATGCCAAAATCACATCGGCTGAATTTGAAGTCCTTGCCGCGAAGTGGGGAGTTACCACTAACGCCGCACAGCTCTATGTTCAAACAATTATTTCTGTGCGAGACAATGAAATCAGCGCAGCCGATGTTGCCGCCTTAGCCGAAACTTGGGGCGTCACTTACGAACAAGCCTCTAAATATCTTGACTTCTTCGCCGCCTTAAATGATGGCATATTATCTGAATCTGAAATCAACAACCTCATTGATAAATGGAGATTTACTAGAAAAGAAGTCAAGCAATACGCTGACGCTTTTGCCGCCGCAGATGATGGCAAAATTGATTTAACTGAAATCTTGGCCTTAGCTGCTAAATGGGGCATGACTCAGACCGCTGCTGAAGATTATGCCAAGAAGATTCTGGAAAAGTTTGGTTTTAATCTCGACAATTTTGATGGGCCAATTTCAATAAATGATGCATGGGTTGCCGCATACGGTAGCGTTGAATCATACAAATCAATTGCTGAGGGTGTTTTCACCGTACCACCAACCATCAATGATGCTTCAAATTCTGCTTCCGTTGGTTGGTTTTCAGCAGCAGGAGCAGTCGCCTCTTACGCAGCAGCAGTTGGCGCTGCCAATTCTGTAATTATCAAACCGCCGGTAATTCCACCTGTGATTGCACCTGTGATTCCACCATCAGTCGGCGGCGGCGGCGGTTACATTCCAAAAGTGCCGCGCGGGGCAATGCTGCCTGAATTTATGGCAACCGGCGGCATTGTAAATTCACCAACACTTGCAATGATTGGTGAAGGCGGCCCAGAGGCTGTGATTCCACTTTCAAAAATGGGTTCTATGGGCGGCACAACTATTAACGTGACCGTCCAAGGTTCTGTCACATCCGAGCGCGACTTAACCACAATGCTTAGAAATGCGCTTTTGATGGATCAATCAAACGGTAGCTCAATCACCTATTCATCGGCGCTGTAAATGGCAACACCTACACTCGGCGTCATAATTGACTGGGCAAACGGGCCAGCCTTTGGTTTACCCGTTGTCTTAGATGATATTTTGTCAGGCAAATTAGATTCTGGAATCTTGGCAGATGTTCCAAGTGACACCGTAGATGTTGCAGATATTGCCTTGCAGGTTTCGATAAGACGTGGACGCAACCGCATTCTTTCTAAATTTGAAGCAGGCACAGCGACTGTAATTCTTAACGATGAGAATGCAGACTTCTCGGCTAGTAACACATCATCGCCGTACTATGGCAAGTTAATACCTCTGCGCAAGATTAGAATTTTCGCTGATTATGATGACGGTTTAGGCACTGTGCGGTACTACTTATTCTCAGGCTACATCACCTCATTTCAAACATCTTTTGCATTAGGCATTGGCGACACAACACGGGTCACCTTGCAATGTGTGGATGGCTTTAGACTCTTACAAGGCGCACAAATTGACTCAGTACCTCTTGGCATTGCCGGTCAAAACTCTGGTGACCGCATCAGCACCTTGCTTGATCTTGTTTCCTACCCGCCATCTATGCGTTTAGTTGATCAGGGAAATTCCACTTTACAGGTTGACCCTTCAGGTTCGCGCGCACTACTTGATGCTTGCCTCACGGTGTCAGATTCTGAGTTTGGCGCATTCTTTCTTGACCCATCAGGTAACGCGGTTTTCTACTCACGCGATACGGTGGCACAGAAGGCTGATGCAACACCTTATGACTTCAGCGATGACGGTTTGAACCTTGAGTACACACAAATTGAGTTCGCCTTTGATGATCAACTTATTGTCAACGATGTCTCAGTCACTCGCCTTGGCGGTGTCTTGCAGCAGGTGCAGGATGCAACATCAATTACCAGTTACTTCATCCACTCAGGAGCTAGAACAGGCATCTTAGTTGAAAACGACACCGAGGCTCTTAATCAAGCGCAGATGATTTTAGTTGCTCGCAAAGATGCCACAGTGCGCATTGATTCAATGACGCTAAACCTAATGGATACAACAGATGTGAACCGCATTGTTGCAGGGCTAAACATGGACATCTTCTCCCTTGTTAACATTTCAAAAACAATGCCTGGTGGCTCGGTAGTAACTAGAGAGCTATTTGTCCAAGGTGTCCAGCATGACATTACACCGCGCACATGGAGTTCTAAGTTCCTAACTAGTGAACCAATCTTTCAAAGTTTTATTCTTGACAGTCTCACAACGCAAGGCCAACTCGACACGGGCATCTTGTCCTACTAAGTAAGGAATACAAATGGCAAAGCAAACCTATACGGTAGGACAAACCCTGACCGCAGCTCAGATGACTCAACTGCAGGCAGATATTTACAACCCCACCGTCTCTGTAAAAACTGCCTCATACGTTTTAGTTGTAGCAGATGTTGGTACTCGCATTGAAATGAATGTGGCCTCTGGTAATACCGTGACTGTCAATACTTCAATCTTTGCCGCTGGCGATACCTTGACCATTTCAAATAAAGGTTCTGGACAAACCACAATCACAGCGGGAACTGCAACGGTATCGAGTGCCGGTGTTTTAACTTTAGATCAATATGCAAATGGTGAACTTTACTTTGTCTCAACAGGTGTTGCTATCTGGTCAGGGTCAACGGGCGCAGGGGGAGACTTAACGGCGGTGTCAGCAGGCACAGGCATCAGCGTTACTAGCTCAACGGGGCCAGTGCCAACAGTTGCCATTGACACTGCCGTGACTGCCGACCTGACAACGGCGCAGACCCTGACCAATAAGACTTTGACCGCGCCTGTTGTTAACCTAGCTTTCAATGCCCAAACAGGCACCACTTACACGCTTGTTGCTGCCGATTCAAGCAAACTTGTATCCCTCTCTAATGCCGCTGGTATCACCTTGACGCTGCCAATTTCTGTTTATGCAGCAGGTGAGCAGATCAACATAATTGCTGTTGGTGCCGGTCAAGTGACCCTAGCTGCTGCAAGCGGTGCGGTAATAGTTTCAACAGGTGCAACATCGGCTGCCCCTAAACTTCGAGTGCAATACTCAGCAGCCACAATCATTTGTCAAACAGGCGGCGCAACTCCTACTTTCTACGTCGTCGGAGACCTTTCCTAATGACTCCAATCCTAGGAATTATGGCTAGTGCCATCTCAGGCAACCTTTGGGCGCCAGGCAAGGACTATGACAGCATTGCGACAATAACACCTTACACAACCACAACCACCATTGTTTTCAGTTCAATCCCAGCAACTTACAAACATTTACAAATTCGCTGGTTTGCTAGAGGTTCATCTCTTGCTGGACTTTATTGGACATTTAACGGTGACAACGGTGCAAACTATGCTCGACATAGGCTAAGTGCTGATGGTGCTACTGCTTCTGCTTCTGGCTTAGCATCTCAAAATCAAATCTATACCGTTGCTTCTTGGGGTATTCCTAATGCAACTAGCACATTTGCTGGCGGGGTT